TGGAGGTTCAGGCCTTGTTGTTATTAGATACAAATATCAAAACTAGGAGTGATTAATGAATATCATTGAAAAAATTAAGAATTTTCTTTTTCCAAAAGAACAAGTAAAAAAAGTTGAAAAACTTGATTTAAAAGGTGTAGAGAAAAAGACAAAGGCCGAGATTGAAAAACTTGGCAGAAAAATCGGTGTTGAATTAGACAGACGATTAACAAAAGCAAAATTGATTTCTGAAATTAAGAAACATAACAAAAAACTATAATTATTGAGGATTATTATGAGTGAACAACCAAAGAATGTAATTACGATTGACGGCAAAGATTATGACTTAGATGTTTTACCGTTAGTGTTAAGAAACACGATAGCGGCTAGACAAGAATTACAAACATCTAAAGTGCGACACGAAATTGAATTGGAAAAAATTGATGTACTAACAAATTACTACAATGAAAAAATTGCAGAAGGTATAAAACAATTCAATGGCAGCAGTAGCAAATCTTAGAATAGACCAAGGCGCTAACTTTAGTTCAGATGTGACTGTAACTAACTCAGACGGTAATGCCGTTGATTTAGCAGGTTACACAGCATCAGCAACTATGGCGGATGCCTATGGGTCTTCTTCATCCACAACAATTACCACAGCTATTGCAGATGACACTTCAACCGGTGTTATTACATTATCCCTTACGGCTGCTCAAACGACAGCCTTAGATGCCCCAGCTCGTTATGTTTATGATGTTTATATCACTTTAACATCAAACGGTACAGTCACAAGAGTGATTGAAGGCATTATTACAGTAAATCCTAAAGTATAATTAATTCATTCCTCAATATAGTTTTGTTATAAATATTACAAAAGAGAGAGGAACCATCAATGGTTAAAGCAGTTATTAATCAAACTGGTGGAGTGAGAGCGAATATTAACTCCACAACATCAGCAGGACCCCAACAGGTTTCTGTTCAAGTTCCTAGCACCAATATCTCAGTAACAAGTGCTAGTGCTTTGAGAAATTTATCGGATGTTAACGCTTCTACATTGGAAGATGGAGCCTTGTTACAGTATGACGCAAGCAGTGAAAAATTTGTAACAAAAACGACCATTGAGACCAATACAGGTACATTAATATTCAATGGTGGAAACTTTTAGGAGCTAAGATAAATGTCAACAATTATTCAAATTAAAAGAAGTGCGAATACAACAGCTCCGTCAGACTTATACCTCGGTGAATTAGCTTATACTTATGGAACAGGTACCCAAGGCAATAACGGTGATAGACTGTTTATTGGTGAAGGTGGTGTCGGCGGTGATGGTTATGCAAACAATATCACAGTAATAGGTGGTCAATATTTCGTAGATAAACTAGACCATGTAGATGGTACTTTAACAGCAAGTTCAGCATTAACAGTAGATAGTAACCTAGCAATTGATACGCTCAATATAGGTAACTCGACAACTGTAGGCGGTACATTAAAATTAAATGAAGGAACAAATAACGGTGCAAATTATATTGCGTTAAAAGCTCCTAACGCAGTTACAAGCAATACTACTTTTGTTCTTCCAGATGGCGATGGTACAACTGGCCAGTTTTTAAAAACTGATGGTTCAGGTAATCTCTCTTTTGGTACAGTAACATCATCATTCACTTTGGCTGCTGATAGTGGTACAAACGATACATTTAATACAGGTGAAACACTTACAATTTCAGGTGATACAGGTATTACAACAACTGTATCTGATAATGGTATTGCAATTGACTTAGATGATACAGCAGTTACACCAGGTTCTTATGGTTCTGCTACAGCAATTCCAACTTTCACAGTTGACCAACAAGGTAGATTAACAGCAGCTGGTTCTGCTTCAATCTCAACAACATTAACAATCGTTGATGAAAGTTCAACAGCGGCTACAATTAGTTTAGCAACAGACACACTTAAAATTACAGGTGGTTCTGGTATTACTACAGCGGCTTCTGGTGACACAATCTCAATCAACTTAGATGCAAATGTTGTAACTGAAGATTCAACAGATACACTAACAAATAAAACAATTGATAGTGCAAACAACACATTAACATTAGATTTATCGGAAGGTACTTTAACTGGTACTACTGCTGAATTTAATACAGCATTAAGTGATGGTTCATTTGCTACATTAGCAGGAACAGAAACACTTACAAACAAAACTATTAATAGTGCATCAAACACAATTACAATTACCGAGTCAAATATTTCTGACTTAGGTGCTTACATTACAGCATCAAGTACAGATACTTTGACAAATAAAACTATTAATGCTTCACAATTAGTAGATGGTTCTGTATCAAATGCTAAATTAACAAATTCGTCTGTTACAATTGGTTCTGATAGTGTATCATTAGGTGGAACTCAAACTGATTTAAATGGTATCACTTCTTTAGATGTAGATAACATTACAGTAGATGGCAACACAATAACATCAACTGATTCAAATGGCGATTTGATATTAGATGCAAACGGCACAGGTAATATTGATGTCAATTCTAATAAAATTATTAATCTTGCAACTCCAACAGGTGACAATGACGCAGCTAACAAAGCATATGTAGATGGTGTTGTAAACGGATTAGATGTAAAAGAATCTTGTCAATTAGCAACAACAGGTAATTTAACAGCAACATACGACAATGGTGCAGGTACTTTAACTGCTGGTTCAAACGGTGCATTATCAGTTGATGGTGTAACACCAAGTGTTAATGACAGAATTCTTGTAAAAGACCAAACAACTCAAACACAAAACGGTATCTACAAAGTTACTACAGTAGGTGACGGCTCAACAGCTTTCGTATTAACAAGAAGTCCAGATGCTGACACAGCTGCTGAATTAACTGGTGGTACTTTCTTCTTTGTTGAAGCAGGTTCTACTAACGCAGATAACGGTTATGTTGCAACACATAATGGTACACCGACTTTTGGTTCAACAAGTATTACATTCTCACAATTCTCAGGTGCAGGTCAAATTAGTGCTGGTGCGGCTCTAAGTAAGACAGGTAACCAATTAGATGTAGAAGTAGATGATAGTTCAATCGAAGTGTCAAGTGATGCTTTACAAGTTAAAGCATTAGGTATCACAAATGCAATGTTGGCTGGTTCAATTGCAAATGCGAAGTTAAGTAATTCATCAATCGCAATTGGTGGTGTTACATTTAATTTAGGCGATACAGACGCAACTCCAGCTTTAGATTTATCAGATGCAACAAATTATCCAACAAGTTCACTTGTAGGTTCAATTGCAAACAACCAATTAACAAACTCAACTGTATCGTTCTCAGATGACAGTTCAACTTTAGTTTCAGTTGGTTTAGGTTCTACATTGTCAGTAACAGGCGGCGAAGGTATTGATGCTACAATTTCAGGTTCAGGCATTATAATCGCTGGTGAATTAGCATCAACATCAAATAAAGGTGTTGCATCATTTAGTTCAGATAACTTCACAGTTACAAGTGGAGCAGTAACAGTAACGGCTATTGACGGCGGCACATTTTAATTAGTCGTCAGCGATTAGAGGATATTATTAATGGCGACACAAATTAAACTTAAAAGAGGTACAACTACACCCACAACTAGCAATTTAGCTAATGGTGAAGTAGGTATAGATACTTCCGCTAAGAAATTATACATTAATGATAATGGCACTATCAAAGAAATTGCTGGTGGTTCATCTGGTATTGTAGCTGCGGCTTTAGGCGGTGATGTTCGTTCTTACACAGGCAATGGTTCACTAACTGACTATACTGTATCAAGCGGTGTAGATGTTGAAAATGTTTTGGTATTCATTAATGGTGTTTATCAAAGGCCAACCACCGATTATACAGTTTCATCTACAACTTTAACTTTTGGCACAGCTCCAGCAAATGGAGATGCTATTACAATTAAAGAATTAGTTGAAGGATTAAATTCTATATCTTTCACAGATGACACTTCTACAGTAACAACAATAACAGCTGGCGAAACTCTAAAAATTGCAGGTGGTTCAAATGTTACTACTTCTATAAGTGGCGATACCCTAACAATCAATTCATCAGCAAGTGGTGATTTAACAATTGCTGACGATAGTTCCACTACAACAACTTTAGATTTAGCAAATGATACTTTA